ATGTTGAAGAATTACAAAGGAAATATAATCTTATACAAGGTATTGTTCCTGATGAATACTTCAAGAAAGTTATTAATCCTTATAATGCTACTAAGGAGAAATATACTAGAATGCCAGCAACTATGCGTCATTATGATATGATTAAAGGTATTCTTCGTAGATATGTTAGTGAATATATTAAAAGTCCTCATGATTTTATTGTAGGAGCTAATAATCCAGAAGTTGTTCTAGCTAAGAACGCTAAACTTCGTGAAGAACTTGGTATAATAGTTCAACAACAAATAGCTGTTAAAATACAAGAAAGTTATGCTCAATGGGTTAGTGATGGTCAAGAACCTAAAGATTTTAAACCTCAAACTGCTGTTGATATTCCTAAATTTGTTGAAGAGTTTAATGAAAAATATATAGACGATATATCTGCTCAGGGACAAGAAATCTTTAATGTTATAAAAGATATTACAGAAGACCAACTTCTTTATGCTCGTGCTTATTTTGATTTTGTAGCTTTTGGTGAATGTTATACTTATACGGATGTTGTAGGTACTGATATTATTAAAAGAAATATTCAAGCTAAAGATGCTTTTCCTATTCGTACAGATCAATTTTTTGTAGAAGATGATGATGCTTTTGCTACACCTAGATATCTTACTTATCAGCAAATTATGGATGAGTTTGATAAAGATTTTGATGATAAAGATAGAGAGTTTGTAGAAACATATTATGCTAGAGGTAATGCAGGAGCTACTACTGAATTTGCTTATTCTGTATTTGAAAGTTATTTTCCTGAAGTAGCTAATAAATTTAATCAGAAAGATATTACTTTATTTAAAGAAAGTAAATCTATGTCTAGAGATAATAACTCTAATCTTTATCAAGTTTGGCATGTTGTATGGAAAGGAGAAGTTAGACAATGTTTAGTTACATTTGTTAATGAAGCTAGTTTAATTGATACTCGTGTAGAACCTGATGATTATGAATTAAATTTTGAAGCTGGAGATATATCTATGGAATATATTTATCAACCTCAGGTTTATGAAGCTACTCGTATTGGTGGAAGAAATGATTCTATTTACCCTTATGGTTGTAGAGCTATAGCTTATAATAGAGATGGCAAACTTCCTTATAATGGTATAAGTGAAGTTATACCAGGTCTAGGTAAATTTAGTATAGTAGAAACTATTACACATTATAGTGTATTTTATGATATAGTTGCTTATCATAGAGAAATGGCTCTTGCTAGAAATAAACTTTCTATTCTTATGTTAGCTAAATCTTTACTAGGTAAAGTTCCTGAAGAAACTATTCATAAAATGATTGCTGATGGAGTTCTTTATTACGATGATACAGATGATGCTGGAGCACAAAGAGCTCAACAAGTTCGTATGTTACAAGCTAGTAATAGTGAATACATAGCTCAATTAGGATCTCTTTTACAAGAAGTAGAACAAGCTGCTAAAATGCAAGTTGATATGACTCCTCAACGATATGGAGAAATAGGAAATAATGCAGGTAAAGGAACTACAGATGAAGCTATTACTAGAGGTTCTATGGGTTCTGTTATTATTGAATTTATTATGGATTGTATGCGAGAAAGAGATTATGCTCGTGATATGGATTACAGTAAATTTGCTTGGATTGATGGATTAGATACTTCATATCGTTCAGAAGATGGTAATCTTAAATATGTTAGTTTAGATGTTGATAAACATAATTATGCTAAATATTTAATTAAATCTAAGAAGTCTGTTAATGAGAAAGAAAAACTTGCTCAATATAAACAACTTGCTTTTAGTGCTGCTCAGAATGGAGATATGAAGATGGCTAGTGCTGCTATTGAGGGAGATAATGTAGCTGTTGTTAGTAAGCTTATTAATAAGTATGAAGAACAGAAACAAGCTTATGAAACTAATCTTAAACAACTTGAACAACAAACTGAACAAATGCGTCAAGAATGGGAAACTAAAAAGATTATGTTAGAGGGTGAAGAAGATAGAAAAACTCTAACGCTTAAAGGTCAAATTGAAGCTGAGATTGAATTAATTCAAGCCGATGCTAATATGATATCTTTTGATAATGGAGTTGGTGAAGCAGATAAACAAGCAGGTATGCAAAGATTAGAAGCTTCTCGTTCTGCTATTGCTCGTGAGAAAATACAAGCTGATAAAGGAAAATTTGTACTTGATGCTTATGGTAAATTTGAAGATCGTAAACTTAAGAATAAAGATATTGATACTAAATTACAGATAGCTAAAGAGAATAGAAATAAGTTTGATCTTAAATCTCGTAGTAAGACTAAGAAGTAATATCAATATAATAATCATAAAATGGATAGCCTGTTCTAATTAACATTAGGATGGGCTATTTTTGTTTGTATGAAGCCGTTTAAAGCTGATTGTAGAAATGAATATTCTTGTTTGATACAATGTGACAGTTTATAAATTTGATAACCTCTACGGGGATGCTTGCGCTGATTAATAATAAAAAATGTAATAAACAGTATATATAATAAGCATAATTAAACTGGATATTTTAATCATTTCCATAATTTATATTTCGATAATATTAAAACTAAATGTTATAATTGTGCTTATAATCGTTAACTTAATTATTAAATAATGGATTTTGGATTTAGCAATAATGCAACTGATAACGCTGATAAAAGCGATGTTGTAAAAACAAATGCTGATGGTTCTCCAATTACCGATATTACTACAGGTAAAGTAGATAATAGTGTAAATGGAATTGCTGTTGATGATATTGACAGTCTTACTGATGAAAATGGTAAAGTTGTTAAAAAAACTACAACTACTGATCCATTTGATAATGGAGATGATACTAAAATTACTAATGATAAAGTTGATAACAAATCTTCAGATAAAAATGCTGATGGTTCTGATAAAACAACTACTAGTGATTTAGTTGCAGGTTCTGTTATTGAAATAGGAGACGACAAATATACCGTAGATGGGAAAGGTGATGTTTTAGATAAAGACGGTAATATTTTTAAAGAAGCTAAAGATGTTAAAGATTGGTTAGCTTCTTTTGACACTATTGACAACAATGATAATACAGTATTATCTATTACTAGTATACAAGATGCTGTAGGTATTGAGATTGTAGGAGAAGATGATAAACCTGTTGAGTTTGAAAATACTCCTGCAGGTATTAAGGCTTATATAGATGCCGTAAAAGAAGTTGAACACGATGACATTCGTGAAGAAACAATTAATACTCTTTATCAGAAATATCCTATTATTCCTGATGTATTAAATTATTATATTGCGAATGGTAATTCACTAGAGGGTTTTGGAGAAGTTCAAGATCGTTCTGGAATAACTATTGATGATAGTAACGAAGCACAACAAGAAAGTATAGTTCGTGCTGCTTGGACAGAACAAAATCGCACAGGAGATGTTGAAAGTTATATAGCTTATCTTAAATCTTCAGGTACACTTCTACCTGTTTCTAAAACTGAACTTGAGGGTTTACAAAAACTTGATACTGATTATAAAGCTAGTATTGCTGAAGAAGCTACTAAAGCTGAAAATGAAAGAATTGCTAAGTTAGAGGAATATTGGAGTGGTGTTAAAGAAGTTATTACAAATAAAAATATTGCTGGTTATGAAATACCTGACACTATTATTATTAATAAAGATGGAAAGAAAACTTCTGCTACTCCTAATGATTTTTATAACTATGTGTATCATGTAGATAAAGATGGTAAATCTGCTTATGAAAAAGAGCGTTCTAAAGAGCCTATTACTAATCGTAGAGACGATGAACTTTTACGTGCTTATCTTAAATTTGTCGGAGGTAATTATTCTAATCTAGTAGGAATGGCTGTTAATAAAGATAAAGTGGCAACGCTTAAATTACAAGCCAAAACAAGAACTGCTAGTTCGATTAAAGTAACTAATCCAAATAACAATACTGCCAAAGGTACTAATACTGACTTTGGTTATAATTAATTAATTACTTTATTTAAAAATTGTATTATGTATAAAATGCGAACTATTTCTACAGGGAAATATGAAGAT